CACCCATTGCCCACCGAGACAGTCGGATATGACTGCTCGACTGGCCGAGACTCCAATGATCGGCAGCGCGAGTTCGTTGGTTCGCGTGCACGATCCTGTTTTCGGAATCTGGAATGAGGTGGTGAGGTAAGCCGGCTCGACAAGGACAACCGCGCCGGATGCGTGCGCTCGTCCCGCCGTCCCTCCTGCCCCCCGGATGACGGTGATTTGCGTGCCGCTGACTGCTTTCACGCTCATCAGTTCCGCGTCGACCACCAGGAAGGTATTTTTGGTGCTGTCCGTAGCGTTGGGCGCATTGATGTTGGTGGCCGAAGTCACCGCGATCACCTGCGCCGAAGACGTAGCAGATGCAGACAGCGTGGTATTGGTGAGGATAGTCTGAGCATGCAGCCCGCAAGCTGACGCCAAAACCACTAAGGGAATAAGCAGATTGAGCCGCTTAAACAAGCTGTGCATCGTGAATCTCCTAACGTGACGCCGCGGGGCGCCGGTTCTGATTCTGGATGATGTAGCCGACCCATCGGCAATTATCAGGGCCGTAGCCGAGATTATTGTTTTCCCGATCAATCGTGAGGCGATCCTTGCCGAATCGAACCTCGTAGCCGTGGCTGAGAGACCAATTAGAGAAATCCTCAAAATTGTGCCGCCACTCATCGCAAACATCGATGCCACGCGCGCCATAATGCCCATATTTCTTGTTTTTGGGATTATAGCAACGCTGCAACATTTCGGTCCAAACGCCATAAAGGAGCGAATTTGACCTGCCATGTTTCCGATTCGTGAACTTCTCCTTTTTAAGGCATCCGCATGACTGAGTGTTTTCGGTGCGAAGGCTGGAAGAAACCACTTTGGATAACTTTCCGCATTCGCACCGGCATTCCCAAATCACGCTTCCACATATGTCTCTAAGTTCGGTGATGCCTATAACGGTTAATCGCCCGAACACTTTATCAGTGAGGTCAAGTCGTTTTCCCATTTACACATTATACTGCCTCTCTTAGTAATGTGTCACTGGCGACCTAAATCATTGATAATTAAGCTCCAACGACAGCTACACCCCCATTATCTTGATAGAGATTTCCTAAGCCGAACAGCGAGTCCATGCGGTTGACCTGCACGGATCGCACTGGATCCCAGGCCTTGACCTTGCGCACCGTCAGTCCGGTATCGGGGTCTGTTGCCGAACCGCTCTGCTCCACCGCTTCCGGCACATACAGCTTGGCGCCGACGATGGCAAACGCATCGCGAGTCAGATTCAGCCCTACCGTCCCGACTTTCCCATTCGGAGAAGTCGTTCCGGGCCAGAGCGTCAATGCCGCGCCATTTGCCGGCAAAGCGTCAACGTTCTGGTATTGAGATCCGGGCCCGTAGATCGGAGGCAGGATGTTGATGGTGTCTCCGCCCGCTCCGCCTGCTGCAGTTAGTGCCTGGGTAATGGTGAAGACCTTGTTGTAGGACTTGCCCGGAATGCGGCGCGTCATCGGGTTCACCAGATTCACGTTAGCGAAGGACATTTTGTCCCCCACGTTGAATGTGTCACCGGCGTTGGCCGTAATGACGATGGAAGTTCCCGACTGGCCCGCCCCGGAGACAATGGGGTAGCCGCTCGCTCCCGACCATGTGCCTGCGGTCTGCGACCACAGAGACTGCGACTCATAGAACATCGCCGCGCCCAATTCTCCAATAACGCCTTCTTTCCAGGCCATCGTGATTTCGTCGGCCGGGTGGAAGATGGTCGTGATGTTCGAGCCCAGCGAGGTCATCATGCTCGATGAAATGAGCATGCACCGCTTTCCCAGAACTCCGGCGGCATTCTCTTCAAGCCTTTGTCGCGCGGTGTAGTAGGTCGTGACGGTGGTGGGATCGGTACCTAAAACCCCGACGGTCATGCTGAGGTTCTGATAGGCCCATTTCGCGCAGCGGGAGTCGCATTCCTGCGCCAAAGCTGCCGCGGCGGGTTCGAAGTACTGCTGCTCGAGCTCTTCTTCGGAGCGTTCGAGCTTCACAGCATCTTCGTAGTCGTCCCACTCAAAAGCGACCTGGAGCCACTGGTCAAGATTGATGGGAGTCTGGAGGCGGTTGATGCCCTGCGGCTCATAGCCCATGCCGTCAGAGACGGTGAACCGTTGGGGAAACTTGACGGTGATTTGCGATCCGGGCGCGAATTCCTTCTTGAAATCTCGCTCCCAGGAACGGTTGAAGTACTCGGCGACAATCAGCTTATTCAGAAGAAGCCGCAGTACCTTCATCGAAACCCAGTTGGGATTGATGAAATTGTTTGCCATTTATTGCCCTCGCCGGCGGGCCAGATCCTTTCGATCCTGGGCTCTTTTCCAGTCCCGGAATGCGTTGGGATCGCCTCGCTCATGAGCGGAAAGCGCGCGTGTTTCTTCGTCCTGAGTTCCTGCTCCGCGATTCCCTATTTCAATCGGCGGCGCAGGCGCGCTTTCAGGTCCACGTTTTGCAGGAGGCTTCTCGGAAGTGAATTGGCCTTTGCCGTTGCGCTCGGCTGACTTGCCGGCGCTGCCAAGCTCTTCCTGGATAAGACTTTCAACCTTTGCGATGTAGCGGAACGCTTTGCCGGGATTAGTTTTTGCCATCTCCAGGAACTTCGCAGTTTCCTGCGCGTCTCCTGCGATAGTAACGACCAAATCGGGCCAAACCTCCGATTCTGAAACCATGATCTTGACCGCCATGGGAATCGAAGCATCGTCCAACAGTGATTTAACGAAAGGCCGTGAAATCTCATCGAAGTTTTCATAGCGAGCCTTAGCCGCCTCGACTTTCTTCGCTACCTCGGCCCTTTGTGCTTGTTCCTGCTGCTGCCGCTGATACTGCGCCACCCGTTGATCGGCGATCCAGCCCGCCAGGTCCTCCGTATATTCCTCGTAAGAGGGATACGGTTTTCCCTGAGCGTTCTTTCCGTCAATAGTCGGTTTAGGGCGCTGTCCCTGCGGTTGCTGCTGAACAGGCTGAGGCTTTGGAGCGGGCTCAGTCACTGGTCGTGAACGTGCCGCGGCCTCAGCTTCGAGGCGCTTCACCTTTGCCGCCAGTTCCCTGATGCGCTGTTCCGCACCAGGCTTTTTCGGGCGCTCGCTATTCTCCTGCGGTTTTGGCGTTTCCGATTCGCCGGCGACGGAAGAGGGTGCCGAGTCCTCAGTTTTCGGCTTGGCTTCAGGCAGCTCGCCGTTCACACGCCATTGAGCGTATTCCGGAGTTCCGCTGCGGGGAATTTCAACAGGTACTTTCGTCTCTACGGCTGACGGGGCCGGTACTACCGTCTCTTCTGGCATATTACCTCATTGCTCTTGCGCCGAGCAGGCGGAAAACTAAACTTGAGGCGCGGGCGGCGAAGGAGAAGGTTCGCCGCCGGGTTGAGGGGAAGCCTCCCCAGGTCCCCCTGGTTGCGCCTGCATGGCGGCCTGTTGTGCCGCGGCAGCCTGTTGCATATTCTGCTCATGCCCCTGCTGCTGAGCCTGTAACGCCGTCTCATGAGCCTGGTCATGGAACTGCTGCTGCAACTCCTCGTAAGACTGCTGGCGCTCACTCTCAATCTGCGCTTTGGTGGAAATCTCAGCTACGGCAATCTTGGTTTCCCGATCCATATTGGCTTCGGAAAGGACCGCCGCGCCCTTGATTTTTTCGAGCGCCATCTTGCCCTGGTTTTCCACGACCTTGCCTTGCCGCTCCAGCATCAGTTTCTGGATCAGAGCCTGCTGCGCTTCGCCCTGCTGCTTGAACTGCGCCATCTGCTGCTGCAACTGGCCAAGCTGCTGACCCATCTGCGCCGTTTGACCCTGCGGCGAGAGAATGTCCGCCATCTGATCGCCCAGCGGTCCAAGCTGCTTCTGTCGGATCCCTAAGGCCAGCACTTCTAAAGCCTGCTGCGGACTCAGCGGGAGATCCTTGAGGTTCTGCACCAGCGTATCGACAAACTCGCTGGCTTCTTCCCTCTGCGACTCATGGGAAGGTCCTGAGGAAATCGTGACCTGATACCGGCCCTTATCGTCAGCAATCGGCAAGTGATAGGTTTGGCTCGGGTCGTTTTCTTCAGAAACCGGCTCATCCGTATTGATTTTGACCAACTTGTGCTTGCCGTCTTCCTGGCGAATCGCTCTCTGCGTCTCCCCAAGATCGCTTTCCGGCAGCCAGTCGCAAATGATGCGCCCCGTTAGCTTAATAGCCGAATCGTAGCTGTCGACCAGATGATAGGAGCCGATGTTCTGCTCTGTCTGAATCTTTTCGAGCGCCACTCCGGATTTTTGGTTTTGCCTCTGCGCGGCCGTTGGTAAAGCATTCACCCCCATGGCCGATTGAATCGCTCGCCGACAGATATCGGCGCCGACAGAGTAAGCCTGAAAATCGGGCGTGAGCTGCACTCTCTGCGGGAGCGGCAATAATTGCCCCGAAGTCGGATCGGTCAGCGGATCGGCCTGCAGAATCGGGTGATAGACCTGATTCACCGATGCCCAGGCATCTGCGTCCGACTCAAACTGCCCCTTGTAGCCGACCCATGACGCCTTTGGAATCTGCCCGACATTTTCAAGCATCGAACTCATCACATAAGCCAGCGCCTTTTGCGGGTCCCGCGCCAGCGATACGAGCGAAATCAGCACTCTCTCCGCAGACCCGCCATCAGCCGAAACCCACAATTCCTTGCCAAACACCGGCACAATAGGAATGTACGGCCCAGGCTGGACGTCGCCAGTCATCAAAATCTCGACGCCATTGGTGATGTACTGGCGGACCGTGCGCTGCGCCTTCTGCCTTGAGCCCTTACCGACCTTCTTGTAGGCGGTTTTGACTTCCCAGTACGATGCAATCAGGATCGACTTGCTGTCGAGCCAGTATTCGGCATCCTGCCCAAAGTCATCCGCTGAAAAACTCCGCTTCTCTGCGTCGGGGTATTCGTGCTCGAACTCCTCCAGCGGAATTCTTTCGAGCTCGAAAGCCCATTTAATGTCGGATCCGTCGAGCTCTTTGTAATCCGGGTCGATCAGAATAGCATCGGGATTCTGGATAGGCAGAATGACGATTTCCTGCTCGCTCGAATCGTCGTCGACGAAGACTCTGCTGACCTTCCAGTAGCCAACATTTCTTTCAACCGCTCCCTGAAGGCCTCCGATATAAACCCGGCTCGCGTTGCAGGCGTATTCAATCGCTCGAATGCGGTTTTCCCGATACTCCGCCAGTTCCATCGTCGCATCGCCGCCGGCGGGATCGATCTTGACGCCGCGGGGATTCTGGCGAGCGGTATTGACGACCTGGTTTACATACTGATTCAGTTCATCGGGGCAGACGGTAGGACGTCCTTTGCGCGCCTGCTTGTCTTCATCTGTCCATGGATCCCCGGAGACGTATTTGATGTTCTTCTGGCCTTCGTCGCGGTTGTGCCGCCATTTATCCATCCCATAGCGGTACCGCTGGCGAATGCGCTTAAGCAGTTCTTCGTTCGGATCTTTCTTTTCCGAGTCTTTCCCGGCCATTTAGTTCACTTGCCGCAAGGGTGTTGGGCACGACGGGCAGATTTCCACAGGAGGGCAAGATGTGTAGTCGTAAATCCATCCCGTCTCGCGGGCCCGAATCGTAACGGTGAGCGGCGTTTCTCCTTCACCAGCAAGAAATGACTGCTGTCTGGTGCATTTCGCGCAAACCAGGATCAGCGTTCGCTTCGCCAAAGAAACTGCCAGCGCACCCTCAGCCAGCTTTTCAAGAGAACTTAGATCGACAGCCGAGCGAAACGCATGCAGTTTACCGTCGACTCCTACAGTAGGCAACTGCTGGGCTTCCGCCTTCCTGCCGGCGCTCGCAACGTACCTGTCCAGCGGCCATGCTTTGAACTTCAGATGCGGCACGACGGTTTCATAGATCACACCACGGAGCTGCGGCGGAGCAGAGGTCAGTTTTCGTTCAAAGTCGGCGTGATCTACGATCTTCGGTGCCAGGCGCAGCAACACCTTCAGTGCGCGCTCAGCGTTCTCCACAGGGCTACCCACGATACGTACCCGGCACTTTCGGCTGCGCGAACTTCGGCATCGGCGGCCGCGCCTGCCCCACTGCCTGCACCGGCCGAATTGGCATCTGCGGCGCGGGAAGATTGGCAACCCGCACCGGTTGCGGCATCTTGAGCAGAGCTGCGATCTTCGGGGCGTTCCAGGTCACTCGCCACCCTCATCCGCATCGTAACCGCCTGTTTCTTCAGCGCTTTCCTTCTCCGGGGCCATCTCTTCCTTCTTTTCGCTCATCGACTCAGGAATAGCCAGGTGATTGGCGATGTGCGCCAGCATCTCATGCCCTTCATTCTCTCCGAAGACATGCTTTTCCGGCTCCTGATACGCCATGCCCATGCCGGTTTTGCCGGAATGCGTCGGCATTTCCTTGAAATGGTGCGTTACCAGGTGCCCGCCGTTCTCAGCAGGCTCAATCTCCATGCGGCGAATCATCTTTTTCTCAGCCATTTTTCTTTAACGCCTCCGAGCCCTTCTTTGCGTGAGCCAGCGCCGGGTCGGCGTGAAGCTCAGCCTTCATCTTGTTCTGCTGCGCTGACTTGAGCGGGGAAACCTTGCTCAACAGGTAGCGCACCTGCCGCGGTGTCCAGGGCATTACTTGCTCAGCATCCTGTCCGCTTTCGCCCGAATCTTCGCCGCCGATGACGGGCTTAGCTTGCCAGCGTGCACTTCTTTGCTGGCATAGCTCTTCGCCACCCGCGCGTGGGTTTTATCGGGTATGGGGTATTTTCTTTCTTTTGGCATGCCAAATTCAGATAATGGGAGACTATTACGCTGAGCGGCTTTGAGTTTGGCCATTTGCATCCTCCAGATACATCGCTAGTTTCCGCAATCTGTCCGGGGAATCGCGTACGACGCCGAGGACAATATTGCAAGGTGTGCAAATCCAGCCGCGAAAGAAATCTTTCTCGTGGCAGTGGTCAAATACGATTCGCTCTTGACCGCCGCATATTTCGCAGGCTGAGGGGCGCGGTCTGCCGGCAATAGCTTCGAGCTTTTGGTTCCTATGTGCTCCGCGATATTCCGACAGCCGCTTTGGAGATGTCATCTCGTATAGCTTCGCCCGCGACGCATCGTAAGATCGGTCATAGTTTCCACGGCGCAGACGGAGGCACTCGCAACAACCTCCACTGGAGACCATCCTTTCAGACAAATGCCCGTGTTTGCACGGCCTTCCAGTCGAGTAGCGCGTCTTGCCAGCGTTGAGTGCTTCGCGTACAAGACCAGTTTTGAATATCCTGCTTTCCTTCACCCTACCCCCACGCGCTCACCGTTCTCGGCTTCTGCTTCTGCTGGTCCTGCTTCTTCATCAATGGCTCACGAATGCCCACTGCCAGCGTCCTCAGCGCGTCGGCCGGGTGAGAAGCATCGTCATGGAGCGGCTGGCTTCGCGGAACGCCTAAAGCCGTTGCCGGACCCCACTGGTAACGCCTTAGATACTGCAAACCATCCGCGCACAACTTAGCGTCAAAGTAGAGCTGCGGAAAAAGCGTTCTAACCGCATTGATCCCATCTGCCACGCTCAACTGGCGATTCACGCGCACGTTAAAGCCTTTGCCGCGCATGATTTCCTCAATCGACTTGCCCGTTCCGAGCGAGCGTGTGCCTCCGTCCCACGGGAGGAAGCAGGTTCCAAAGACATACCCCCAGGTCTGCATCTCGCGGAGATAGTAGTCGATGGCCTGATGGTCGCCTTCGAAGTAGCGCAGGATCCGAATCTCGAACGGAGTTCTTTGTGCTGCCCAAATCGAGACTCTATCGGCGAATCCAAGATCCCAGAACGTGTCGACGGGTCGCATCGGATCAAAGGGTACTTCGCGGATCCGGCCTGCTGTCTCCGCAGCCTGAATCTCACTCTTGTAGATGGCGCCTTCGACGGTGGAGCGTGTCGCGCCTTCATAAACATGATGGAAAGTGTCGGGATCCTTCTCGCGGAGCGTTTCTATTTTCTGCCTGGACTCATCCGACAGCCAGTTATTGTCGTGGTACGAAGTCTTGATGACCAGCGCGCCTTTGGGCGGGTTAATAACAAAATCCTGATATACCGGGTCAGTTTCGAGGTCCGGATTCAAAGTCAGCCAAATCTCGCTGCCGGGTTTGCGGATGGTCGGGAGAAGAATCGTGAGGCTGCGTCTCGATACGACCGATGCCTCTTCTACCCAGCAAATGTCGATGGCCTCATAGGACTTGATCGAACTCACCGTCTGCTTGCGAAGGCCGGCGAACACGAACTCCGTCCCGTTGGCGCCGCGAATCTCCGACTGCAGTGGATTGTAGAACTTCTCAAGACCCATCCTGACAATCTGATCGCTGAGTAACTGGTGGACGGACTCGCGGATTGAATCCATCGTCTCGCGGGCGCAGAGAATACGAAGAGGCTTGCGCGTCCCCAAAATGATGAGCGCCTGCGCCACAGACCAGCTTTTTACCCCGTCACGGCCGCCATAGAGCACTTTGTATTGATGAGGCTCAAAGAGCTCCGCCAGTTTGTCAGGAAACTCGATCTGCGCTGCCATCTGGTTTTACGAAGTTTACCGTGATTTCCGCTTGAATGGGCCCACCGTCTGCGCCCGTATGGGCCATCCTGTCGCCATAGCGGTGAGGAATCAAGCCCTTAAGAAGAAAGATCAGCAACGTGTCGCTGTACTTCCGGATTGTGGCGACCATTTCGCCCTTGTAGAAAACAGGCTCATCGTAGCCGTCGTGCGCTCTGCGTTTGGCCTCATCCTCGAGGAGCTGGGCTCCAGCTTCGAGATACTTGTCCCAATCAGCCGCAAACCCCTCGTCTGAATTCCGCCAAAGATACATGGAATTGCGCGCCACGCCGGCTTGCCTGCATGCTTCAGCAACGCTTCCAGTGCTGGACAGAGCGGTGAGAAATTCGGCCCTTTTTTCCGGAGTCCTAATTGTGTCCATCCCGAATTACGCTACCCCGAACTTGGAGTTCAGCCGCTGTTTTATATTCTTCCCACTCCAAGTTCGGGAGAGACTGTGCGAAGCCGCTTTGAGGCGTGGCGTTTACTCCGCCTAAAGCTCCGAGGCGGAATTCCGTGTTGCTCAGTTTGTCAATGCACCACTGGGTAAGAGTGAGGCCATGTGCCGCCGCATCCGCCTTCAGTCGCCGATGCACATCATCGGGAACGCCAGTAAGTTTAATGAGTCCCATATGGTACTGAATTGTACCATTACTTACCACGTGTGCGTCTGTGGTTCTGCAGAAGCGCCAACGTCAGGAACGTGACGAATGTTGTTATCAACGCGCCCAAAGAGATCAATTCCAGGAGTGTCACTGAATAGCCTCAGAAACGAAGTTTCCCGCAGCGCGGATCGCCACGACGCGCTTTTCCCAGAAATCAGAATCGCGTTTCGCCTCTGGAGCGTCGTAGCGTAGCCCCGGCAACTCGGTTAACGGAAATGCTTCGCGCAATTGGGCTTGCTCATTTCTGGCAGCGATGGATTCGGCCAGCGTTAGATCTCGGATCGACTTCGCGGACTCGACCCATCTGCACGCGCAATTATCGACGGCGCGCAGAGCCTGCGAATACTTCATCGAGTAGCCGCGGGTGACGTTGAAGACACGGGTGTTATTCACGTTGCTGGGAAGGCCGAGCCAGATCGGCGCTCGGAGCCGTAACGAGAGCAACCGTAATCTAATCATGGGAATCTGTCAAGAACTTCTTTCGACTATCACGGGCTGATTCTACACCGTTTTAGCGATACAGGGGATGCCCAAAGTTTCCCGTGAGCGGAAGCAGCATGTAAATGAGGATGATCAGAAAGATCACCGCGAGTACGACCTGAGCTACGCGGCCGAACGGCGCCGGCAGAGGAATCAGACTTAAGATCCACCAGATGAGCCCGAAAATCAGGCACAGCACCAGCAAAGAAACGAGAATCGAGATCATTTGTGAATAGCCTCCGCCCCGGAATGAGATGCGGGAATCAGACGTTTGAGCGATATTTTAAAGGGCCATAACCAAGCACAAACACGGAGGGCG